CGGAAGGCTCGCCAAACATCTTACGTATTGTTGAAGTCAAAGTCAATTGGTGTCGGTTTGATGTCAGATATTGTTAAGGATTTGTACCCTCAAAGCGATTAGAATAGGTTATACTGATAGCACAGGTAGAAGGATAGCTCCACAGATTGTTCATCCGGGTTTTATCGTTCAAAACATGTATCCTTTGATACTTCCTATATTTGCATATGTAAAAAGCGAAAAAAAAGACTTGGTATGGGGATTTGCCACATTCATGGAAAAAGATCCTTCGATACAGAAGGTGCTTCTGAATAAAGGTATAGTTCCATCCCATGCCAAATATAATTTGATAGCAGGAGGATTACATGATATCTCTCATAACAATCGTATCACGCTTAGTCATATCAACAACTATGTTTGCTTACGCAAATCTTGACCAAGCCAAAAAAGCCAGCAATACTAACTGAACCAAGTAAGGCCTGCAAAAAACCAGGGCACCTAGGCGCACGATCGCTTTTCGACCGGGCAGGAGCGTCCGTCGACGCCGAGCTTATCGTAGCCGCGGAAGGAGTGGGCGCACGTAGGCGTTGCGCTGTTGGTTGGCGCGGACCACGTCGAAAGTGGCCTGCAGATACTCTTCGACGGTGTAAGGGGAGGGGAATGCGTGCCACCTTGGCGCTGTAGAGCAGCCGTTCGTAGATGTTCCCCGGCCTCGGAAGAGGGCCGGCCCGTGCGTGGTCTCGTAGACGCGGATCCCTTCAAAGGCGCTGCTGCCGTAGCGCAGTGCATGGGTGAAGACGTGTGACTTTGGCCTCGTCCCAGGGGAATGATTCTTGCCGTTCATCCAGATATAGTCGGCACGCATGGTCATGAAAAACGTTGGCGTCTGCTCTTGGAACAGGTCTCCTCGGCCGTGAGGCCAAAAAGACTGGGTGTTGGTTTGGATTATACTACAGATCTGTCATTTGGGGAGAAGCGGGTGGAACGGAGGGCAGCGTCTTCCAGCAGGGGCTGCTCACGATTGCACATGGAGTGGGGAACGCATGCTTTGCAAGGTGTGAGATCCAGGGCCAAGGAGGCCGGAAACAATGTCATCTCAATTTGTGGGGGCAGGCGGTGCGTGCAGGTCTATGGGTTGTCATTGCCTGGGCAGCCATTGCCTGGGGAGCTTCTGCCATGGCACAGGAGACCACGGGTCCCGCAAACCGAGCGGGTAGTTCGCATTGGGCCCTGAAGACCATCCCAGCCTGTGCGGATGCCAGGCAAAAGCTGTTGGCGGCGGTCAACCGCGTGCTGTGGGCAGCCCCTTGGAGAGCGGGCTCCCTGCGACCTTCCCCACGGCTGGGAGGGAGCGACGAGCAGGCTGTGCAGGTGTGGCGGGTCTCCACGCCGGAATTCTCAACAACTCGGCGGGGCGGCTGAACGAAATCTGCGTGCGTGTCTGGGTATATGAGGCGGAAGGGGGCCGGGGAGCTGTTCACCTTGCAGCCGGTGCAGCGCGGAAATGCAGTCCTGAGGACAACGGCATTGGAACGTTGGAAGAACGGCGTGCGGAGGTTGAGGGTCGGCTGCGGCAGCAAGGCTTTGATTGCGTTTGAGGGTCGGCTGGCGCAAGTCGATGTGCTGCGCCGGGGGGCGCTGCTGCGGGAGGTGCGCCTCCTCGATGAGTGGGTCGATGGGGACACGGGGGTCTACTGTGCGGGGATGGCAGGCAGGGTCATGCCTTTTGAGGTCTACACTTTCTTGGCCTGGTGCCTACGCCTCTGCCTGCGGCGATGCCCTCCCCCACGCCGACTTCCGTCCCTTGGGGTCCGCTGCAGATTTTGGATGTGGCGCCGAAAGGGGCGCTGCCTGTAGGTACCGTGCTGGTCGTGCGTGGGCAGGCTCTCCCGGGGTGCAGGTCGAAGTGTTGGCCGGCGGTGCGCCGCTGGGGTCACATTGGGTGCTGCGGATGGAACTGCGGATGGCGATACCTTTCAACCGGGCGGGGGCCTACCCGCTGACCACACGTCTGTATCTGGCCGATGGCACGACACGGCCGGGCAGCCGGGATGTGTTCGATCCAGGTGGTGGCCCCGACAGCGACGCCGACAGCGACGCCGACAGCGACGCCGACTGCGACCCCGACTGTGGCACCGACTGTGGCACCGACTGTGGCACCGACTGTGGCACCGACTGTGGCACCGACTGTGGCACCGACGCCTGTGGTAGAAATTTTGTCGCAGCGCTTGAATGTTCGGGCTGGGCCGGGCACGGAGTATGCAATTTTAGAGACAGTGTTGCGCGGGATGCAGCTGGATGTAACCGGGAAAATTGAGAATTGTGGCTGGGTACAGGTACGTCTCGGAGGATGGCGGATATTGGGTGGGACTCCAGGCACGGCGCAGTACACCCGTCTTTCGGTCGCTTGTGGAAGAGCGTGGCAGCGCAGCCCAACCGTTCCTTTGGTGGCAGCGCTGTAAGGTGGCAGCTCCCTGGCGACCGCACCTACGGGATTCGATGCAACGGGTGGCCCGCCTCTTGAAAGACGTGCAGCGGGTGGAACGACAAGCCGGGCGGCCCAAAAGCCGATGGGCCAGCCCGTCTCTGCGGTAGACGCGGCCGGGCCGCTGGCCACCATCAGGATCTTGCCTTCTGGTCGGGTGCGCCGCGGAAATGGATATAGCGGGCAACTTCGGTTGGGGTGGGGCATGGGCGCGCTCCTTGCGTGCTCCTGGGTTGTGGGGGTCGTGCAGATTCTGCACGGTCGATTATTTATTTACTATACAGTTCTGTAAATATATTTTTCGGCAACAGATGTTACGATGTTGCAGTCTGCGTGGCTGTACGCTGTTTTTTTTGAGGGGAAGGGGGGCAACGAGCGGAGATTACTGATAGTTTCTTGCATTTTGGATTACGTTGTTTCCGGCTGTATAATCTCTTTATGAGAAAATTGCAGAATACAAACAAAACAGCAATGCCACCGACTGCGCAAGACCACTGGTGGTGGTGTCCCAAATACCGTCGAAAAGTTTTAATGGACGGGTTGAGGAAAGGCTGCAACAAATCTTGCGTGAGTCGGTGGTCGAGCTGCAGGTTGAGATCCTTGAGCTGGAGATCATGCCTGACCATGTGCATCTCATTTGTGAAGTCGATCCGCAGTTTGGCATACATTGGCTGGTGAAGCTGCTCAAAGGGCGCAGTTCACGGATTTTGCGCAAAGAGTATCCCAAGCTGAAAAGTCGGTTGCCGACCCTTTGGACGAACTCCTATTTTGTTTCTACGGTGGGGGGATCGCCTCTGTCGGCGATCAAGCAGTACATAGAGCAACAGAAAAACGTTTGAGGGTTTGGATCGTGCTCTCGGCCGCTGACCGCACAAAAACAGCCATTTTCAGATAGCGCCCCGGTCTGCTGCTCCTTCAGGGTCGAGGACGTGTTGTTGTGCCCACCTCACAAGACTGTGCCCACCTCGCCTACCTCACAAGACGACGACTTTGCCACGGGCGTGCCCCTCGCCGACATAGGCGAGCGCCTTGGGGCTCTCGTCCAGCCGGTATATTTTGTCGATGACCGGTATCACTTTCCCGGCCTCGATGAGATTTTTGAGAACGAGCAGGTCTTGGGTGTTTGGCTTTTCGACGAACATACGGCCCTGTTGGCGCACGAAGGCCGAAGTCGCGGCAAAAGCCATGAGCACGTATCCCATCCCTGCGTGGCCAGTGTCGGGCAGCAGCGTTCCCCGAGGGGCTAGCGCGCGTCGGCAATCGGAGAACGAACGGTTGCCGACATTGTCGAGGATCAGGTCGTAGCGCAGGCCCGCCTTGTGCGAAGTCTTCTTGGGTGTAATCGATGACGTGGTCTGCGCCGAGCGACCGGACCAGATTCGAGATTTTTCGTGCTGCACACGCCGGTGACCTCTGCCCCAAGAAACTTTGCGATTTGCACAGCGAAGGTCCCGACACCGCCTGAGGCTTCGTTGATCAGACACTCTGCCCTGCTTGTACTTTTCCTGCGTCTCGAAGACCTTGGAGGGCAGTCAGTGCTGCGGTGGGAACGGCTCAGCCTGCTCGAAGGTGAGGTTGGTGGGTTTTATTGCGAACTGTTCTTCGGCTGCGCACGCATATTCAGCAAGAGCACCCTGGCAGGAGCCGAACACGGCGTCTTGGCGTAAAGCGCTTCACATTCTTGCCGACCTCATCCACGTCTCCTGCAACATCCCAGCCAAGAATGTAATTTTTCGGTTCCGGGATCCCGACCATGGATCAAACCCCCATCCGTTGACCTTTGAATATATGCACCACCTACAATCGTAGCTGTTGTTATTGTGTTACTTATATTGTGATTAAATACAGGAGTGCCAGCGAAAAGGCTTAAAACATAGTTACCGCTTTGACCTACTGTTACAATACCAGTCGTAGCGTTATGTTGGTTTCCGTTATCGTAATAATTATAAGCAGGAGCAGTTGTTGGTGTTTCTCTTGGATTTGTTAAAGCTACTGTATTTAACCCTGTTGTATAAAAATAAGTACCACTAACTGATGTTATAAATGTTAAAGTCGGAGCAGTAAAAGATTGCGTGTAAAGTGTATGATACCCTACTGAGAATGTCCTATTATTGTATTCTGTTGGGTCCGGTTCTAAACTTTCGTTTGAGAATGGTATTACTAACTTTTTAAAGTTGCTTGATTCTAAAAATGTACTTGTAAATGTCTTACCGGCTTTTGTGAATATTTGTTTTATGATTTGATAAATAGGTATAGCCGGACGCATGTATCTCGTTTCCCAGGTATGCCCAAACATTTGAGATAAATTGTTAAACTGATACTGTCCGTAATAAATTAAAGGATATCTATAACCATAACCAGCTACTGTATTAACAAATGCTGAACCGTTCCAATTCTTTGGTGTGTTGCTTCCGTTGTATCCTGTTCCATTCCAATCACCCCAAGAGCGTTGAATAGTTGACCTATCTAATGCGTGGTTAAAGTTATAAGAATAAGGATTAGAGTTTAAGTCGATGTCATCCGCTGAGTCATCGTTATTAATTAATAGTTTATCGCCTATTTGTTTAAATAAATCCCCACCTTCGCCTATTAAGTTACATGAATAAACATACTGACCAGTTTGAAGATTCATCTCTATTCTAACTATCTGAATAGAGCCTTTGAATATTCTATGCTCGTTTAAATAAACTTCAGCATCTGTTTTTTTATTAGGGTTAAAGGTTTGTAAATCTAAGTTAACATCAAAAATAAACTCAAATAGCCTATCTACTGTTTTAACTGAAGGTAAAGATATTGTCTTACTGAAATCAAAATCCCTAAACTCTGGTGTACGCATGTCCGCTACCGCATAGGTTATCTTAATTCCCAAGTCCTGCATTACAGGTACTTCAGTTCCGGCTATAAATAGTTTAGTCATTTGTAAATTGTCTACGTTCGGTGATACCTTCGTTTACGTTAACTTGAAGGTTAATTAGTTTATCAATTTTGTTAGATTTGAACTCGTAAGTTGTGTCCGTTGGTACTAACTTTTTATAATCCTGATATCCTGAGTTTAAAAACAATTCAGCGGTAGTGAATAAATCCTCTAATGCTAATACTTGAAAGTCCGATAAGTAATTAGATTGTAAAGTATGCGCCTTTTCGTACGTGCTTGATAAAACTTTTCTTTGAATACTTAATGGTGGGCTTTTAGTATAGTTAGTCGTGAATGTACTATTAGTATAAGAAGCTTCGAATTTATTTAACTGAGCATTATATGTAGAGCGTGTTACATTGTCTTTTTTCTTATGGTTTCCGTACATATTAATCCAGTCATAAGCTCCGTATCTATTTAAATAATAAAGTGGTTGATTGTAGAATTTAGCACACGTTTCATCTATATCAAAACGTATGGTTTTCGGAGTCATGTTTAAGTTAGAATAAAACGTACACGTATAGTAAGATTCAGTACCTATGAATAAAGGCGATGAACTTACTACAGGCGAAGTAACAGCCGTAAAGCTTGCAGGAGAATTAGCGAATAATTGCGTTAAACTTGCCACACCCATATTAATACATACGTATTTATTTGTAGTGTTATAGGTGTTATTAGGTGCTAATGTCGTATAAGAGTTATTAATGAAATAAGAGTTTAAAGCTGTTCCGCTTGAATTATAAGTAATTAATTTAACCGTTGTAATGTAATCCGCCGGGCTCTGTAAAAAGTAAAGTACAGCATCTTGGTCGGTTTTTACTTTTGTTATAGTATCTAAATTATTTAAAGCAGTTACTCTGTCCGTACCTACATTAACAAAATCATTCTCTTCGTATATAGCTCGTTCGCTCATATTTAAAGAACCGTTCCATGCTAATACTACATTTCCTGTGCTTCCTGTGTGTACTGTCGGCGGAGTTCCGTATACCTCGTTAATATCTACTATAAACTTTTCTATTCCACCGGTTACTAATTGCCATCCGTCAAGACCAAATGGATAATAATTTACTACGTGCTTTTCAGCTACTTGTCTTAAATTGAAATAACCTTTAAATGTAGTTGGATGTGGGTCAATGTTGAATGTGTAACTTGTTGAGCCTATTGTTACAACAACTTGAAATGACTGTGAGGTGCTTGTTACGTTGCTTCCTGAGAACTCAAATTCTATATCATTAAATGCAGGGACTATCCGATGAGGCCTCTTGGTTATTGTGATTGCCATGTGTCTAAATTATTTTTAATTACTTTACCGTATTCTTGTCTTATTTTCTGCGCTAATATTTCCTGCCTTCCGTCGTTAATTACTTCAGTAAAAAAGTGATTAGCCTTATATCCGTTCTTTGCTATCTTCCTTGATATTAAAAAAGCCAAAGATTTAGATGCTTTATCAAATGGCATCTTTTTTTCTTGAGCGAATTTACGTGCTATACCTTTTTTCTTTACCCAAGGTAATATCTTATCTGAGGGTACCGGACCAGTTCCACGACCACCATCAACCCACTTCCAATACTCATTCATTGATACATCCATTTTTAAATCATCCTTTGGATACGTCAACTTGTATTTAATAGAAGCAGCTAATCTTGATTCCTGACCACCTCCGTAACTAACACCTTTATTTTTAAGTGATAATCTTAAGTCATTAACTAACTTAATCGCAAAATCTTCTATTATTTTATTTATGCTTTCCAAGTTCAGCCTCCCAAGCTTCAATGCTTGCTTTGTCTTTTAAATACATTAATCTGTTTAACAATCTCCTTACATTCCACTTCATTAATTCCTCTTCTTTGAATGGGTCGTTGTCCGTTACTATGTTTAAAATGTGATACCATCCGTAGTGAGTTATTAATTTAGATTTAGTTCTTTCATGTGGTGGTTTATCTTCTCCATCGCTTGTTCCAAATAGGTCTGCATACCGGCACTCAAGATTGTGGACACTTTGGAATAAAAAAAAACCGCTCCGTAAACATCGTAGCAACTTTTGCGCTTAATGAGTTCAGCCCTTCGGTTTATTTCATTCATTGAATCATCTTTATAGTTCCCCTCTTCATCTAACTTATCACTCTTAAATAAAGGCTTATACATTAAAGCTATTATCTTGTGTAAGTTCTGTTCTGTTTGTCCGTTACTAACATAATGCTTTAAAGATAGATAACGTGAGCTCGAGAACTTAGAAACGTCTAATAAAGCCTTATAAGGATATCCATTTAGCCAAATGATTTTCTTTACTGGTAGTTTAGGGTTAGGTTGGAATAAAAAGCTTATTTGTTTAAAGTAGTGTTGAAGTTTCCATAATGGTAATGACTCGTAATACCTTCTTGACTTATTTGTTAAATAAGATAGTAAGCGTATACATTTATCTACGTGGTCATCATCCGATTTTAGGATTTTGTGAACTCCTGCCAGTTGTTCTAACTTTATATCCTTGTAATTAGTTGGAATCATATTTATAAATACCTTTAATTTGTTTATTTGTCACATGAAGGTTACTCGGGTTTGGTCAAGCTTATTTAAAGCGAAATATCTTAATGCTGCTATTCCGTGGTCGTTTATTCCGATGGGTTCTCCTGTTTGTGCTCCGGTCTTGTCCTTTGCCCATGTAAATCCTCTAAACTCTTTTATTAAGTTAGTAGAACTTTCGGTTATGTTAATCTTATATCTTTGAAGTTTGTCGATTGAGTTTCTTATTGAATCCGGTCCTTTTTTAGCTCCGTAGATATTCCTGAAACCACCTCTGTAAATATCCTCTATGCTTTTTGGTTCGGCTGAGTCCGCTATTATGTCTTTATACTTGTCAACCCCTAACTGAGTCATTAAATTAACTATGTCGTTATTTGTTAACCTTGTCTTGTAGATTAACTCTTTAACATAAAGCTCGGAGTTGAATCTATAAACCGAAATTAAAGCAGTCGGATCATTCGTGAACCCGAAGTCTAATCCATACCCTAATAACTCAGCACTTTCAGGTATTTGTTTAACTATTTGCCAGTTTTCGAATATAATCCCGTGAAGATTTCCGATATTACCAAGTCCATAAACATTCCAAAGGTTAGCCCAATAACTGTTTTTAACACTTCCGTCTTCATTATAACCGTTAGTTTTGTAAAGTAGTATCTCTTCCTTTTCACTATCCGATAAAAGCTCGTTATCCTGAAATGTTAACTGTAAGAAATCGCAGTCTTCCCCTATTAATTACATCCGTGTCGATGTAGAACTCAGCGTCGGGGTTGTAATCCGCATAAACCTGACCGGCCCGTGAAGCGACTTGTCTATAACTTTCAAAATCTATTTTGTTAACCTCATTAAAATAAGCTACATCACTTCTAAGGCCCTTTCCGACATCGGACTTATCTAAACCTATAAATTTAATAAAAGAGCCATTAGGGAATCTATAAAGCGTTCCGGCTATGAATCTTGACTCATTGTAAATACCTATCTGCCTCATTAGTTTAACAAAGTCCTTAATAACTGTTAAACGCATTTTAGTTAACTCCGATGATAAAATAAGAATCTCACGCCCTGCCTTACTTGAAGCGTGGTTAATTAATAGAATAAGTATGCTTATTGTTTTACCAGCACCCTGACCACCCCTTATGACTTTAATACGCTTTTTAAGAGCTGCTATCTTGCGTAATGAGGTTGTCTCTTGAATCATCCAAAGGGTCTATGTTTAAAATACTTATTGAAGTGTTGGTAGTGGTTTCGGTTTTTTCAGTTAGTCCGTTAAGACGTTGTGTTATACTTGCATTATACTGACCAACCATACCACCAGTTATTTGATCATCTTTACGTTCGTTTACTATACGTGTACAGATGGCATTATATTCATCGTAAACACCGTTCTGATTATCAAAATAATTACTAACACATACATTATATTTAGTATAACAAAATGCTTCAAACCCGTTTTGTGTTAATGGGCATTCTAAAGGCTCAGGAACCATTAATCCTGTCTTTACTGAAAGAACATATTTATACCTTGGATTTGCTTTTACGTGGGTTTTATAATCCGTCCACATATCGTAAAGCTCTTCGGGTGTTTTAATGTATTTATGTTTTGCCATTATCCTTGACCTCTGTATTTTTTAACGGGTTTGTCTTTTGGTCCTTTTCTTTTTTTATACTTGCCTACTTTTCGTTTTCCGAAGTTTAGTTTGTGGCTGAGTTCTTTTTTCATTTAAATAATATTCCGATGTTAGGTAGGTCCGATATCACGTCGGGGTTATTGTCGTAGTGTTTATCTATTCCTAATTCTTTAATCTTTTCAACCTTAGCTTTATTACTTCCGGTAGCGTATACTCTTGACTCAGGTATATTTAACATTTTAGCGGTACTTAGCATTCCTTTTTTATCATTACGAGCTGAGAATTATGTATAAAGTTTCCTTTTTAGAGTCCGCTAACATCTTGCCCCTTTGAGTGCTTAATACACCATCGTAATCGAAACTAATTTTCATTTCTAATCTGTTTTAGTTTTCTTTGACTCCATTCGATACCTTCATCGCCTCCCCAAGCTAACCAAGCTAATCTTCCGCATCCATCACCTAATTCTTTTTTAGAGTTTTGTCTATGTCGTTCAAAAGCTGCCATTCTTGAAATCGTTTCCTCCGATATCGGCTCACGGTTTGCTAACTGATTGGCACGGGCTTTCCCAGTAGCCTCAAGGCAAGTTCCCCATCCATGCTCTTCAGCCCAGCGTAAAGCTATTTTAGCATTCTCCGTTGCGGCCTGAGGATAGTCGGTATATGATTCTAACTTAACCTCTTTCCAATAGACATTACATAGTAAGTATCTTTGGTCTTGTGAATACTTTTGCATTTCGGAATCGCCCATACATCTTTGTAGGTATTCATCCTTGGTTTCCCCTTTGTTTGGTTTTGGCATAAAAAAAGCTCTTATTTGAAATTCATCATTCACTCTTTAATAACTCTCTTTGTTTTAAAAGATAGTCCGCTAACCACATGTACTCCTCATTAGTTAGTTTTTGTGGTAATCTCAACGGACGTCCGGAACGTTCCTCTTTTAATTGTTCAGCGATAATATATAACCTATCCGCTATTGAGTCGAGTTTATTTAGTTGCTCAGTCATTCTTTTTTTCTTTTTATTTTCTTGAGTTGAATACCATACTAACATATCCGATATACAATCAGGACATCCGTTAATCTTAAATCCGGTAGTTTCCTCGTAATATGAAATTAAAGGGGCTACAAGTCCGTTACCTACGTTAATCTTTTCTCCGATACTTAACCAAGCATCAAATGTTTGTTTGTGTTGGTTATAGTAATTAAGTGATTCAGTTGAGTTCATTTTTAAATCTGTTTTTAATTATTTCAAATCCTTCTTTATATCTTTTACTTAAAGTATTACGTCCGATACCGGTTTTACGTTCTATGGAGCGTAAACTTTCATCCTGGGCCTGAAGGGTTATAAGCACAGGAACTAATGTTTCTCGATTTTTTAATATGTCGTTAATTATAAGTGAAGCTTGTTCTATATCGTATTCGCCCTCTGAGTTCCGATGGTATGTCCTGAGTTAATTCTAAATTACATACCTCATTTAAAAGTGAGCTTTTACGTCCACGCTTTGACCAAAGATACCAGATAGTCGCACAGCACAAATTCTTTAGATTGTCCTTTTCTGCGTACTCTTTTACTTTGTCCGGCATTTCAACAAGCTTTAAATAAAAGTCGTTAAACAGATCATCCATGAGGTAACGATTCCGATACAAATTCCGACAAAAATCCCTGTAAAACGTGTAGTTTTCAGTGATGTGCCTATCGATTATCGTTTTGATAGGTCAAAATTAATACAATTCCGATAAGTTAATGTAATTTTTTCCCATTGATTATCAATAAGTTACATAAATTACTTAAAATTTAACACTTTAGTTAATATCCATGTTAATGTATATATGTACTTTAGCTGCATGAAAACAAACATCTGCTTTTTTAAAGGTTCTAAAATGAGCCTCGTAAAACAAAAGGAAATGCACGACGGTCTAATGTTTTATTCAACTGAGTTTAAAAGATATTTTTATACTCGGTTAGAATTATTTAACTTTATGAACCTTAATGGGTATTTCCATTTAACTCAGAACACTCTAAAATATATATATGAATAAACCAAAACCAAACTGGTCAATTAATTATTGGCCATCCGTAGAAGTCCGAGACTTGCTATGGTCCGAGGGTAGGGGAAACTTTCGGAAAACAATCGATGCCGCTTTAAAACTTTATTTTAAACTCAATGGAAAGCTTCGAAACAGTAATTAACGGACAAGAGGTAACGGTGGAATATGAGTACACTTATTACTACGAAGATGATACATGCTTCGAGGACATTAACATTACTAATGTTAACGCATACACTGAGGACGGTGCATGCGAGGTTGATTATGAACTAATTTATAAAGACATCTATGGAAAGCGCAGTTTCGAAAATCTATGAAGCTATGGAAAGGTTGGAGCCTTATCATTTTATTGAGTTCTTAAAAGACAATAAACAAACCTTGTTAAAGTTAGAATCATATCTAATTCAAGAAGCATCTATTAAAGCACAAATGGAAATATTAAAATCTAAAAATAACTAAATATGAAAATAATCTCTAGCGAGTATCAATCTAAACAAAATCAACAAAAGTAAATTAATCAAAGGTAAAGACGGTAACGAATATCTTAACATCTCAATTATCTGTAACGATTCCGAAAACGAGTGGGGTAAGGACGTGACTATTACTGAAGGGCAAAGTGAGCAGGAGCGTAAAGATAAAGTAAAGAAAAACTTTATAGGCAACGGTAAAACAGTTTATAATTCAGACAAACAATTCTAATGAAAACAATCAACTCTAAATTATTGGAATTTCAAAACAAAGTGAATGCTATTAAAAAAGATGGTAAAAATAGTCACTTTAAATCCTCTTACGCTACGCTTAATCAAATCTTAAGCGATGTTAAACCATTACTTTCAGAACTTGGATTAGTTATTATTCAGCCTATTGACGGTTTAAATGTTAGTACGGTTATAACAGATTCCGAAACTGGTGAGTCCGTTACTTCGACCTTAAGAATACAAGATGGGTTAAATGCTCAACAAGTAGGGGCGTGCATAACTTATTATCGGAGATTTACTTTAAGTTCGCTTTTATCTTTGGAAATGGAGGATGATGATGCGAATAGTGTGGTTAGTTCAAAGAAAATTAAGCTATCCGATATCACTATGAGTAAAATGTTAGATGCTATTGAGAAAGGTCAAAAAAAGCAAGTTGAACAAGCTTTAGACAAATATGAGCTATCCGATACCCAGTGGAAAGTAATTCAAACCGCTTTTAAAAATAACTAATGGAGAAACTAAAAAAAATATCAATGATATCGGAAACCGATAACGTTAAAAACGAAACATTTTTTTGTGTATTCATTGAGTACGAATCCGGTGCTGAATACCGTAAATGGTTCTCGCGCCAAACAGAAGCAGAAGCGTTTTACGACTATTATTTAAAAGTTAATGTACCTAATAACTTACTTGTTAATTTAGTTAAAACTCATGACTTTTAATAATCAACTATTCCGATGCTCAACACTGGGCAAGATAATGACTAATGATAAGTCAGGTAAAAAAATGGGTGAAACCTCAAAGTCGTACCTCAAGGAGTTATTCCGTGAGGTGCGCTGGGGTGTTCGTAAGGACTTCACTAATAAGTACGTAGAAAAAGGATTAGCAGTTGAAGATACCGCTATTCAATTTTACTCTAATGTTAAAGGCGGGTTTTATTCTAAGAATGAAGAGTTTTATTCAAATGAGTTTATATCAGGTAGTCCGGATATAGTATCCGATAAGATAATCGATATAAAAAGCTCTTGGAACGCTCACACATTCCCTTTTAAAGACGATGCCTTAAATAAAGATTACTTTGCCCAGGTACAAGGTTATATGTGGTTAACTGGCTTAAAAGAGGCCGTTGTAGCTTTTGTTTTAATTGATACACCATTACAGTTAATAGAAGATGAAAAAAGACGTATAAGCTGGAAGATGGGCATGGTATCGGATTTAAACCCTGAGTACTTAAAAGCCTGTGAGGAAATAGAACAGAATCATATCTTTACTCATATACCTGAATCCGAAAGGGTAGTTGAATACGAAGTCCGCTATGATGAAGATTTTATCGAAAGGCTTAAAAACAGAATTTTAGAATGTAGAACTTATTTAAACACTCTATGAAAAAACGCTCTTTAAGTACGGTTAAAAAAGAATTGGACCGTGTATTCTCTGAGTATATACGAAAGCGTGATGCAGACCTTGACGGATATATTACTTGTGTATCATGTAAAAAAAGGTACACTGGAAGGATTCTAACTGTTGCCATTTTGTAGACCGTCAACACATGGCTACCCGTTACGATGAAACTAATTGTAATGCCGGATGTGTTCAATGTAACGCTTGGGATAAAGGATTTCACATATTTGAATATCAAAAGTTCTTAGATAAAAAGTATGGACAAGGTACATCCGAAACCCTGATGAGAATGCGCCACTTTACAATTAAATTCTCCGTTACTGAATTAGAAGAGAAAATCAAATACTATAAACAAATAAATAAAGAAATATGAAACAAACAGCAGTAGAATTTCTAATTGAAGAAATTAAGCCATTTTTAAGTATGCCTATTGAAGATGCATACAAAACAATTTTACAAGCCAAAGAAATGGAGACGGAGCAGATAAAAGATGCTTATAATCAAGGGCATATAGATAGAAACAATAATAAATTTAAACTACCATGAAAACAGAAAACTTAACAAACGGTGACCGAATAATAATTTGGTTAGAAGATACCCAAGAGCCCGAAGGCGGTAGTTGGGTGTATGGTAATGCCAGAGAAGTAATTATTAGAAAATTAATCTTTGTCGAGGATGGAAGACCGGAAGACATTGAAAACGAAATCCATACTTTTAAAAATTATAAAATCGAGAAACTATGAAACAAACGGCAGTTGAGTGGTTAAAACAACAGCTTGAAACCTATGGCGATCCGCAGTACTGTGAATTAGAATGGGAAACATTAGATGATTTAGTTAAACAAGCCAAAGAAATGGAGAAAGAGCAACACGGGGAAACATTTAATCAAGGTGTTCAATGGATGCAATATCAGAGAGATTTAGTAAACGGTGGAATTGAATATTGGGATAAAAAACCTTCTTATTTTTTAGAATACTACAACGAAACATACGGAGGTAACAAATGAGTAAATTAAAAGTAGGCTGTTCACCGATAACAGGAGTTATTTACGCAGGTACCGTTTCAAAAACTGGACTGTGGGGCAAAAACAAAACAGATGTAACTGATGATGCAATTAGTTCAGTAGCACAAAGTTTGTTACAGACCCAAGAAAAATTACAATTTTCTTATAATGGTAAACGATATGAACTTAAAGTAGTAGAACTAAAAGGAGGTAACAAATGACAAACGAAACAAAACAAATTGACGGATATTGGGTAATTGGCACAAATAAGTGGAGTGCTGATATCTACACTAAACAAGAAGCCGAAAAGTATGCAACAACTTTAATAAATTGTGAAAATTGTATAAATTGCAGTGATTTCCGTGATTGCAGTTCTTGCAGTTCTTGCCGTTCTTGCAGTTCTTGCAGTTCTTGCAGTGAATTTAAAAGAAATCCTGAACGCATAACATCTGGAATTTTAGGAAGTAGAAATTCACAAACTACATTTTATTGGAATGATGAAAAAGAACAAATAGTGTGCGGATGTTTTAAAGGTACTTTATTAGAGTTTGAAACAAAAATTAAAGAAACACACGGTGATAATGACTTTGCAAAAGGATATTTTAATTGGATTGAAGCAGTAAAACAATATAGATTAACATACGGAGGTAAACAATGAAACAAACAGCAGTAGAATGGTACTTTGACAAAATTAAAAGCCATTTTGAACATGATGGTGACTTATTTGAAGTTGCTTGTATGACTTACGCTATTGCCAAACAAAAAGAAAAAGACCAGCTAATTTATGCTGTCACTAAAGAAAACAAAAGGTGTACTCAAATAGCAAACGACACAATTGGTATCATTACTCAAGATAAAGAAAAACTATTTAGACCTGATGAAACAATTGGAGAAATAACTTATAAACAAATGTTTGAAATATGAATGGTATGATTTTTACAGGCAAATCAGCAGATGGTAGTGATGCATATCCAGCAATGGGAATGTTTATGTCACCTGATGGTAAACAATGGTCCAACCAACCATACACCAAAGAAGATAGAATGTGGATGGAACTATATCCTCACTTAGCTAAACGACTCATATCACTAAAAGATGAATATGAACTTGTTAAACAAAAGCAATCAACTTTAAGTAGGAGATTGAGAGACTATGTTGTACATTTAATGGAAGTAGAGTTATGACACGAAAAGAAAAAGCAGAAAAATTAGTAAAGAATTACATCAATGTAGTTCCGCAGGACTTTGGCGGAATGGATAAGGATTTAGCCAAACAATGTGCTTTAATAGCAGTAGATGAGATATTGAATGCTATAAATGTAAATACTGGTAATGCAGCTCAAGGCAGACTTATACAATCATTAAATAATTATTGGCAAGAAGTTAAACAAGAAATCGAGAAATTATGATTATTTATACTAACTATTATTCAACTGTAACCTATGAAAAAATTTTCAAATTCGGTGCGAGAATATTTTATTGCCGCAACTACTGACTGTAATAATCCCCGACTTTGTTGGGATGGTCAAAAATGGATAGTTAATAGGTACTTCGGGCCTTATATTTTAAATAAAATAGGCTGGGAAGTTTGTTTTTAACTAAAAAATAGTTATATTTGTACCCGTATGAGAGCGACATACATTGTTTTTCATGTTTGTTTAATTAACCCACTGGGGGAGGCATCGCTCGCCGAACCTCGTGGGTTTTTTCTTTTTAATATGTATACAACCATTTTACATCCCTTAAGAAAGGCAATGAACCTTTCTATGCATGAGTACGCAGTCCTTGACTGTATCTACCACTTGTCTAACAATACAAAGTTTGGAGGATGGGCAATTATAACAAAACAAAGAATCGCTGATGATCTTGATTTAAGTAAACAATCAATTTTAAATATAATTGATTCTTTAATTATTAAAGGATTTGTTATAAAAGAACCTACAACTAAATACTTAAGAGCCTCAGAATTTTATTGTAATGCTATTCAAAATAAATCTAACTGGATAGTGGCAAGTACAGAAAATGAACAATTTATATCTGGTAAAGAAAGTTTACCATTGGTAAATAACCTTAGTCAAGATGGTAAAGAAAATATACCAAGCTCGGTAAAAAAACTTTACCACGATGGTAAAAAAACTTTACCTAATAATAATAGTAATAATAATATAAATAATAATAGTAATAATAAAAGCATAATTCCAAACTTTGATGAATTTTTAGAATACGCTAAAACAAAAGAGCCTAATGTTGATTCATCGGACTTAAAGTTAAAATACGATAGCTGGTTAGAATCCGACTGGAGTATTAACCGCTCAGGTAAGTATCAGAAGATAGTTTATTGGAAATCTACTTTGTTAAATACTTTGCCATACATTAAAAAATTAACCGTAAGTTCGGGACCTCAAAAAGCACAACGTAATCAATATTTATGAAAAAGTTAGAAGAGAATCTATTAGGTACTATTTTGTTATTCCCTCAAGAATTCGTTTTAAGCGCAGATAAATTAAAAGTGGAGTATTTCTACCACTTTGAGACGAAGTGCGTTTATAACGCAATGTGTGAACTTTTAAAGGGTGGTTTTAACATAGATACCGTTACCGTTTGTTTAGAACTTAAAAAAAGAGGGCAATTAGACCAAATTGGAGGCCCGTATTATATAACAAGTTTAACAAATGAAATAGGGAATTTAAACTTTTTAATTAATAGGTTAGTTGAAGTTTATTTAATACGTGAACTTTCGTTTTTAGGACTTCAGATTCAAAAGAAAACAGCGGACACGGTTAATGACCCATTAGAAATAATTGAAGATATTAACAATAAGATATCCGATATTACTACCTTTAAGTTAGACAAAGTTAAAACACTAAAAACTATTTACGGGGATTTAGTTAAAGACATTTACGAAGTTATAAGCTCAGGTCAACCCACCGGCATACTTTCAGGACTTAATGATTTAGATTCAATAACTGGAGGGTGGCAGAATGGTAATTTAATTATAATAGCAGCACGTCCTGCTATGGGTAAAACCGCAGTCGCTTTACATTTAGCTAAAATACCGGCTTTAAATAATATCCCTGTGGCATTCTTTAGTTTAGAGATGACCGCTTCAGAATTAGCTGGTCGCTTGGCTTCATCGGAATCTTACATCCCAAGTACTCTAATTAATCAAAAGAGAATCGGACTTAATGATATTGAAGTAATGAATACATCATTTAACAAATTATCCGATGCTCCATTCTACATAGATGATTCCTCAGTATTAAGTATTTCGGATTTAAAAGCTAAGGCTAAAAAGTTAAAGTATGAAAGGAATATTAAATTAATCATAGTAGATTATCTACAATTAATGCGAGGTGAGGGCGAAGGTAGTCGAGAGCAGGAGATTAGCTCAATATCAAGAGGATTAAAAACAATCGCAAAGGATTTAAATATTCCTGTTATTGCTTTAAGTCAGTTGAGTAGAAAATGTGAGGAACGACCAGATAAACGACCGTTATTAAGTGACCTTCGGGAATCGGGTAGTATTGAACAGGATGCGGATATTGTTAGTTTTATATTCCGACCTGAGTATTACGAATTATTCCCTAACGGATACGAATATAAAGGTAAACCAATAGATACGAGGGGATTGATGTTATTCGATATCGCTAAAGGTCGTGGGCTTCAAACGGGCGAAGTGGCTTTAAAGTTTGATGGTAAAATAATGAAGATTGGAAATTTGTAAATGTTAGTTTAAATTAATACTTTTGAAATATGAAATATATATTAGGATTACTACTGGCATCGTGTACTCAGTTACCGATGAAACCAACTCAAAGTGAGAACATCAAAGAAGTTGCTCATGGAGAAGGATTTGTTATCTATCAACTTACCTTAGATACAAATACTTATTTAATAGGTAAGTCAACAACTCAACTAACAATAAAATGAAAGGCAGAAAAACAAAGTACGACTTTAATTCTTTAAATGTCGGGGACCAATTAATGGTTAATGAAACTCAATTAAAAATGAGTGCAGCAGTGTGTATGTTTGTTAAACGTAAGGCACCTGAAAAAAAGTTTAAGACAGAAAAAATGGATATTGGTGTACGCATAACTCGTATAAAATGACACTCGATGAACAAAAAAAACACTTTGCTGAGTTCACTAAAAAAATGGCTGAAACGATGCTTAAGAAAGGTTTTGATTACGCTGGAACTGACCGTCTTAGTAACTTTAAACTGGCTGGCGCAATTACTGGGACATCGGGACAATTAAACTGTTTAAACTTAATCGCAACGAAGGTAGCAAGGCTTGGTGTGTTATTGCATACTAACAAAGTAAACAACGAGTCAATATCGGATAGCATCCTTGACCTTGCTAACTACGCTGTATTATTAGACCAATTACAACATGAACGACAAATCAATAAAAATAGCAGAAAGGTTAAATGAACTTTCAGGTAAGGACTATAAAGAATCGGAACGCTTAATAATGGAGCATACTTATTTAATAGTTAACATAGCTAAGCGTAACGGATTCAGCTTAGGAAACTACCAAGGATTAAAGGAACAAAAGAAGGACTTATTAAGGCACATCGCTAAAATGGAGAATGACTTAATTTGTGGTACTTTAAGTGACTTTGAGTATAAAACTAAAATGGCTGATATGAAGTTACTTACACGGATGTTTCTTTATCCGGCTGAGTATCGAACTGGGCAGCGTACTCACTAAGTTTAGAATAAATAAGGTCAGGCTTACCAATACCGTAGATAATTGTTCCTGATTGAAATACAATCTCTGAGTAATATTTACGGTTTTGTCTGCCCTTTGGAATAAAACAACGTGGATTGATTTGTACTATTGGGTCATGTCCGATATTACAATATGCTGTTCCAGTTTCAAATCCATCTTCGATACCTTCAGACCTTAATCTAATAGTGTCTATTTCGGACATCTCCTCGTTATCTAACCCACTTTGAATGGGGAATATAACATCTAACTTTAACCAATGTAAGTCCATTAATATACTTTACCGTTAATTATTTTAAGATTATGAATAATGAATTGCCCTGTTTTTATTTCGTGTTCTACATAACTGAAGCCTAAATTCCATTTGTTAATAGGCATGTATAAAGGATTCATTCCGCATAAACACCCTTGAGAATGTACAGAAATAACATCACCGTGCATGGTTGATTCTACGTGGTTTGAGGTTTTATGAAAGTGACCTATTAAGATATTAGATAATGTTTTAACAAAAGCACCACGAGCAGGGTTGACTCCGCCGGAACCACCAACAAGCTCATGACCATGAAGGACTGTTAACTTACCTATGTGAATAGGCAGTTTGTCTTTAACAATATCAATTCTTAATTCCCCTAACTTTAAAAGTATTTCTAATTTAAACTCAACGCAATCAAAAATTTCAGGAGCTTTTAAGAATAAGTACTTTTCAAAGCGTTCATCATGATTACCTAATTTATAAACTATCTTAGCATCAGGGAATGTATCTCTAAGCGTTTTTAAGAACGTTTTAACGGACTCAAACTCTTCAAATACACTTCTATCCCTCCAGTTCTTTTCGTGTCGTGAGATGGTAGCAAAATCGATTAAATCCCCATTGATTAATATACAATTAACTTCTTTTTGTAACCCATACTCTAAAGCCAGGGTAATTGCATCATTATGTTGATAAGGGAAATGTAAATCCGATAATATAAGTATTTTACTTTGGTTAATACTGAATGCTTCATAAATATCAGCGTGTGACTCAGGTAACTTAAATGGATTGCGTGAGCCTTCGGGTTTAAAAAAGGTTTTGTCTTTACGTTTCCTTGAATCTTGTCCGCTCTGACCTCGTAGTTTACGGATTTTACCTCTTATATTTTCAATGCTTATAAATTCGGGATGTTCTTTGTAAATCTTTTTAGCTATTGTTAAGCTTGGTAAATCAGGAAACCGTTTTAGATATTTTTTAACTATTTCGACCATATTTTATAGTATAAACCTAAATTAAAATTAAAATGTCCGTTGTAACCAACTCCGGCTCTTATACTATACTTAGGCAAAGTTAAAATTGCTGAGGTGCCTATATAGTTCATCCACAAATCAAACCCAATAAAAAACTTATTAGGATTCAATATTTTAATAGTTTCAAATTTGTTAATCTTTGATTTTACAGACCTTGACCATAATTCGTTCTTATAAATGGTATCCGTTATGCTCACGTATCCTAATGAATCAAAGTTCAAAGTATCTTTATAGACATTCATTGAATTATAAGCTTCAACAATTCTAATGGTATCTAATTTAGTTAATTTGATAGTATCATGTATAAATTTAGATTTAACTTTTACATGATGTATATTTTTACCTTTTTTATAGATAGTTTTTTCAACTGGTGTTACTATACTTTTATACTCGATAGTTTTATCCTGACATCGGACCAATAAGAATATAACTATTAAAAGTCCTAATATTATTATTTCTCTTATGTATTTCATAAATAATGCCCCCGAAGGGGCTTTAAGGTTTCATTACTTAAGTCCTGCATTCTTAAGATTAGAAACCAAAAAAGAACCCCCCACATCACACATCATTACTTGGGGGGAGGCTGCCTTACGGGGCATGACCTAATCTTTTTTAGTATACTTATCTACACTTGTTAAACCTAAACATCCAAAGGCTAACAATCCAACGGTATCAACTAAGGTATCGGAAGGCTTTATGTGTTCGGGAGTAAACTGGTTGGCAAACATTGTGACGCATAACGATATTATACAAAGAACGCCACACACTCTCTTGCTCGATACATTCCCTACTTCATCGAGGAACAAAGATACTAAAAATTTTTTCATATATAATAACTTTTAAATTTTTTTATTCGGTCATCTATTCCGTGTAGACCTCCGTTGATTCGTTTAGTTAGTTTTTTAATAACATCCTCACTATCCCCCTCATCACAAATGGCCCATAGTTTATTCTTTGTAAAAAAGAACGCTGCTGACTCTAATGGATATTTAACCGAAACTAAATCGGGATTTGTTAAACAATCTTCGCCAATATATTTAGAAAACTCGGCATAGTTGGATTTACCAGTTAATTGAATATAACCTCTGCCTTTAAATTTAAATCCATCTCCAGTCGATTCATCTCCGTTACCCATACGATTAGCATATACTCTATTAGCTATCTTTTGAGGGTTACGAGCGTAGCTTAACGCTAATGCTTTATCAAAGTACTTAGGGAATATCTTTAAAAGTCCGTCGGCTGAATAATTTAAATTCTCACTTAAAAAAGTAAAGTTTCCTGACTCATGAGCGCATTGACTTAAAAAGTGTGCTTTTCTTAATTTAGAGTTAATCTCTTTTATTTTGCTTAAGTCCATTTCCTTTAGATTTTAATAAGTGTTTTTGTAACCTTTCCGATAGTGCTTCGTTCTTTTTAATCAGTTCATCGGAACGCTCTTTACATTCATTTAATTGTGTTTCGTATAGTTTAATTAGGTCTTTGTTTCCTTTTGAGTCATTACGGGACTTTAAATATTCCCATACCTCTTTACCTTTAAGGACTCCGATTAAAGCTATTAAAACACCTATTAAAGAATAATTATTCACGTTCTAATTCTATTGATTTTGGTAGTACAGCAGCTATCTTTGGATTTTCTTTTTTAATCTCATTGATTTGATATTGTAAAAACTCAACGTCCTTTTGCATTGAAACGTATGAGCTTTTAAGGTCAGCCCACATCATTCCGATAACACCTAAGAAGCCAACGAGTTTAACAACATCAGCACTTGTGAATTTTAAGTCGCTAAATTTCATGGCATCGGAGGTGGTGGTACAGGTTTATATTCTATCGGAGTTACATTAATATACTCCCCATCTTCTTTTAAAGTTAAAAATATGAAGTCAGGATTTTGTATACCTTCTAACTCTTCTATTGAGATTATCCAGTTTCCGTCAACATCTTGAACGGGATTAAAGTAGCAATCAGGTGCGAATTGTCCGCCCTTTACCTTGTCTACGTCTTGTGATTTTAGTTTATATACTATCATACTTGTCGGCTTAAAATTGTTTGGTAGTTTTGAATTATTGTGTATAAGTTAGATGCGTCTGTATCAGTAAGTCCGTCACCTATTGTAGCCATAGCTATTTGGTTATTATCAAAATAATTAGCAGACCCTAAATAATTCAATGCACCTATAAAATAATTGGCATTAGGTGGTGTTCCAGTTGTTGCGGATGTAGTTGATGCTATTTGTGTGTTATTTCTAAATAATTTATGACTACTTGATGAACTTCTTGTTCCTATTACATAACCAGTTGAATCTCCAGTACTTATAGTTAATCTTGAAGTTGAATTGTCAAATATATCATTTATCCATCCTATATTAAACGCATAAGGATAAAGAGCCATATCTAATTGATTTGACTGATAAGCTCCATGTACAGCAGTTTGATATATTGACCTATTTGTTTTAAAATAGAATGAGTGATGTGCGCTGTTTGTTGTTATATTAGAGCTTGGATTAAAATTAGTGTTTCCATATCCAGTTGTTCCATTTGGTAAAACTCCATTTGAACTATGTGTTAAACCACCATTCCAAGTTATTTGAAACTGTGAAGGGTTTTTAAGATTATATGAGTGACTTGTAGCATTACCTCCAACCATCGGATAAACCGCTTTCATCTTAGTCCAAAGGTTATTAGATTTTAAGTCAGTTACTAAATAATTAACAGCAGCTTGTTGTGTGCTATCTGTTATGCTTGCGGATGTCATAAAGGACTGAGCATCGGAATCAAACGAAGGATAAATAGGAGTACCTACAAATCTATTTAATGTAGTTTGAAATTTTTGTATAGAGGTATAAAGATTAGCAGCTTCGGTATCATTTAAATATTCCGATACTGTAAAGAATGCGAAGTTACGATTTGAATACCCACCACCATTATTACCAGCAAACCATAAAAAAGTACCTAAACCCGTGCTGGGCAAAACACCTCCAGTACCTGAAACTATTTTAGTTCCGTTAATAAAACCAGAACCAACGCCTGAACCGCCATACATTTGTATTAATCCTACTCTATTTGCATTTGTAGCATTATCAGGTGAAGCGGTTATACCTCTAAAATAATGAGTAGTGCCACCACCGTATGAATGATGTACATAACCATTAGCATACCCAAAACCATGAGTTTGTCCATATTCTACACTTGTAGTTCTTTGATATGCTGAAAAACCATAATTAGTTGCTGTTAATGGTGGAGTATTTGTAGCGTTTATAGCACCAGGTTGACCATAAGAATTAGCACCGTTACCTGTAACTCCTGTTGAATCATGGGTCATCCCACCTGCCCAAGTTATTTTTAACTTAGTAGTATCTTTTAAATTCCATGAATGTGAACTTGCAGTACCACCCACTAATGGATATATGCCTAACATTTTAGTCCATAACCCGTAACCGTTTAAATCATTAACCAATGTTTTAATAGCTGTTTGTTGTGTGCTGTTTGTTATTCCTGCAGCTTTTATAAATGCGTCCGCCGGTCCACCACCAAATGCAACAACCTTTAAAGTTTTTCTCATCGTGATAAAATATTATTGTAATTAATTACTATTGTGTTTAAATCCTGACATTCTGTATCCGTCAACCCGTCCCCAATACTCGCAAAGTTATATTCTTTATAAGTTGAATAAAGCGAACCACCTGAATAATGAATAGCACCTATATAAGTTGTAAATGTATTATTAGGCACTACACTTGCTTGAGTTGAGTTGATTATTTTAGTTCCATTCTTGAAAGTTGCTGAAGTATTAGCTCCTGTACGTGAAATGGTGTAAAATCCGTGAGTATCTGTATTCACTGCGATGTCATCAACGTATTGATTAAGTCGTGTTATTATGTTAGTGTTTCCATAGCTTATAATCATATAAGATGGAAAGTCAACTATCTTATAAGCACCCATATCAAACCCTGAGTGATTAGCTCCTGTATTTCGTGCATTCAAAGAATAATGAATACTATTCTGACCCATTGTTATATCGTAAAGTCCTGTATCAGCGTAAGTATTAACCCCGTTACCACGTATTCCAGTGTTTACGTGCGTCCATCCACCGCCAAAATATAACTGATACTGAGCTACGTTTTTAAGGTTATATGAATGCCTTGCAGACGTTCCACCCACAAATGGATAACATGCTTTTAATTTAGACCAAATACCAGCACTTTTTAAATTGACTACTAAATAATCAATAGCACTCATTTGTTGTGAGTTAGTTATCCCAGCTCCGTTTATAAAAGACAAAGCATCGGAATCCAAAGTAAGATTATACCCTGAGCAGTTTAAAACCGAACTAACATCACCTACGGTACAAGTTAATGATTCGTTATAGTAACCGTATTGAACATTCTTTAATCTAACTTGAAAGCATTTAGAACCTACTTGGGGAGCAGTCGCTAAGTTATAACCTTGATAGGGGATAGTTAAACTTGAACTCCATGTCGGAGGGTATCCGGCTAAAAAATCCGTTATTTCTAAATTATTTGAACATGTTACCTGAACCGTACCATTTAGTGGCAAGTTCTCACCGTTAATTGTAAAAGCACTTGAAGCAGTTAATGGAGTTAATCCAATAAGTTCAGGGACTGAGAACCATATATTCCCAATCCCCGATTGTTTCTTAGTACCGAATAAATTAACAGGCTGTAACCTCATTAATCAACGTCTACTTTTAAAGTGATTTGTTCGTTAGCAGTTGGTGTGTATGCTCCGGCAGCCACTAATACAGCGTAAATATAAGCTGAATCAGTTGTTAAAGTTGTTCCACCTGAGTACTGACTTATGGCCTGAAGTCCTATCGGAGCATCAGCTTTTGCACTTGATATCTTACCATTAGAAAATGCAGTCCATGAGGTGTGACTGATTTTACCTAAATAAGTACCTAAGTTAGCAGCACTTGGAGCCAAAGCAGCGTTATCAGCAGCAATAGTAAAAGATGCACTAAAAAAGTAAACATCAATACTCGGTGTGCTTGAAGCGTTTGAGCTTATTAAATGTGTTTGAAATACAAATGAATTATTTGTAAGTTTTCCTAAATCCAATAAAATAGGAGTTGTTGAGCCACTCGCATTTATTACATCTCCGGTAGCGTATGCAGTGGTATCGTTTGGACGTGTTATAGTTGTTTTAGTTATCATAGTGGTATGTCGCAATAGTTATAATCAAAATTTTGTCTAAATGTTATATCAAAAAAGTATCCAGCAGTTTCTGAATCTTCTCTATCTGAAAAGTCATTCAAAGTAACTGAAGTGTTTATTATTACATCTCGTTCCGTTGGTGAGTTCTTAAAGTATGTTATTAAATCTTTTGCAATTAAGTTAGTATCACTTAGTACTTCGATTTCGTTAGTATCATCCTTTTTTAAACGGTCACAAATTGTAATTTGAAAAGTATATGTATCTGTATTCTCAGATAATTGGTTAGGCTGTAAATAAACAATCATAGCAGGATATTGCTCTGCCTTATCCGCCACATAATCGTAAAACTGACCAAACAGAAAATTACCGCTTAGCTGCTTGTGGTCGTTTGCGAATGTTTCTAACTTCTTGACTATCTGGTTTAATGTAAGCACTCAATTTAGTTTTTAAAAGATACTCGATTATTTTTTTATCCGTTTTATTCATTAAAAGTTTCCTGCGTTTTTTCTATCCTTCCAGTTCTTAACAAATGGGTCAGGTAAATAAAATGGAGAATCAAACCCACTACCCTTAGGTAGTATTTCATCCACTCCGTTATTGTTAGAATATTCAGGATAGCTACTTTCGTTTTGTACGATATAGTTTATAGTTTTTTCAGCGTATACCTCAGCGTAGTTTTTCCAATCATCAACTATGAATTTCAAATCATCCGTGCTTATAGCTTCGGAGTTTTCGCCTGTTTTAACCACTATTCCTTTGTTAGTATATCTAAACTTAAATACCTTAGAACTTTCAGCCATTACGTACCATAACATACACTTAAGAATATAATCGTTAAGTAGTGTTTGATTGGCTGCTGTTAAAGTGTTATTTGTAATCTGAGTATCTATTTGTTTGTAAAGTTTAGTGCCTAAAATAGGTTCAATAAATAAATCCTGAACCGCTTGTATTATAGGTTTTAATATTTGAAAATCAGCGTTGTCGTTTATTACTGATTTGCTTTTTAAGTATTCTTGTCCTATCCAGAGTGCCATTATTTTTTTCTTAAAATTGTTTGCCCTTGCCACACGTGTCTACACCAAGGTGTTGTTTCTGTTCCATCATTATACCAACCACCTCTATAATCCCAAGCGTTCTCGCCAAACTCATTAGAGATGTTATCAATCATTTCGTAACTTAATCCTACTTTTTTACCACCTCTATGAGTGTTATTATACATATCCCTACAGAATTGTCGGGTGGTGTCTTTTATTGTTGGTCCGTCAACATCTTCACGCTTTTCATAAGTATAAAGCGTTACAACCTCTGAGTCTATTTCGTTAGTTTCTTTATTTAAAGCCTTTTCGGTTGGATAGTATGAACCATCTTTTTTTCTACTAACCCTTTTTCTCTAACCAATCAATTTGCTTATTTACGTCATTAGAGCCTATTCCAAAGAGCTTTTTTAAAAAGCTTGATTCAGTATCGGGATTACCTTTAAATATGTTTAAAATTGAATTACGTAAAGAATTAAGGTTAAATCCTGATGCTAATTGCACTCTGTTATCTTCGAGTTCTAAAATTTGGTCATCACTAAACTCAACACCATATTTGTTAATCAATTCAAAGAATTTTTGTTCTTTATTTTGAAGTGCAAATTTAACATCTTCGGCAGCGTTTAATAAGGTCATAGCTTCGGAGTCGGTAACCCCAAAACCACCTTTAATTAATACTAAGGCTTGGTCTTTGCTTAATTCCCCTCTTTCGTGCTTCCTAACTATTCTCATTAGGTTTTGCATTTGTCTACCTGTTAATCCTTTTAAAGCTTCGTTAACTTGAGTAACTGGCTGTACGTTGGTTGGTTGAGTAACCGAAGTATTTAAATCCAATCCGTATTTTTTAACTATATAATCAACAATTACTTCCTTAGGTAATAAGTTAATAATATTTTGATTATCCAAAGGTAATTCTAAACCAATAGGCTCAAATTGTTTTATCTCAAAATCTACATCCTGACCGGAACGTGCTTTATAGGACTTCTTTAAAAGCTCATTAAAAGGCATCTGTTCAGGCTTTGCGTATTCGTTAATAAATAACTCATGCGCTTCGATTAGTTCGTTACGTTGACCTAATTTGCCCTCTGTTTGGATTTTAAAAAGAACACCCGGTACGTTATGACCTGTTAAGATTTTTTGTAAGTTTCTTTTGCTTATTTCTTGGTATTGTTTGTCTAAATCCGATACGTTAACGGAAGTGATTTCAGCCCCTTTACCGTCTTTTGGTGCAAAGGATACTAATACCTTACCAGCTTGATTAGAACCCGTTGACGCTTCTAATAAACGGTCATTAATGGATTCCTTTTCTTGTTCTGTTGGTTCGCCTGAGAATATTGTTATAATATGTCCAGCACTAAAACCATTCTTTATAAGTGAATTACCGAATTGTGATATCTCGATATCCGTGTCAATGTCTAAAATACATGAAAGATATTCCGGATTAGGATATGCTGATTGTATACTATCTACCTTCGGAGAGTACGACCTATAAATATAAATAAACTCACCAACTTGTTTTGTGCCTATTTTAGCAAAGTCAAATAATTGATATTCGATTGAGTCGGTGTGATACTTAGACCAATCTTCGGAGTATTTAACCGAACATAAATCATCACATACCCTTAACCGCCCCATATCTATATGCTCAAAATATAAAGGAACTCCAAGCATGTTAGTAGTTACTTTAACTGAATAACCATTGTAAATAGTTTGGTCCTTTTTTAATTTTTTAGATAATTCAAACCAACTCTCGTATGGATTAGCTTTACTTAAGAACGCTTTAACTTCGTTAGTATCAACGCTTGGTACGATTTCAGTACCGACAACATAGCGCGTCTTGCCATTAATAATACCGCCATGTTCCGCGTGATTCTCATATAAATAAAGTAAGTAAGAGGGATAATCATTTTTCTTACCCCATGAGATAATACCTTTTGACTTGTTTAAATAATTCTCAGGGGCTTGTTGTGCCTTGAGATTAACTAAATATATATTGTCGGATAATTTTTTAAGCTCCTTCATAAATTACATCTGTAAGCGAAGCACCGTTGTATTCAGTTGTAGTGCTTGGTGATGAATTAAATACTATACACTTTCCATTCTCTAACTTATTAAGTCCTAACGGATTTAAATTAGTAGTACTTGTTTGTTCGTAAACGCTATAATCATATTCTCCAACAGATAGGCTTATTTGCCCTATAAGATTATTAGGAGATGTCATAACTTGAATGCTAAATAAATCAAATCTCCCTTTATGTGTTGAAAGATTAGCAGAAATGCAGTAATATTTAGATTGCGATTCGTTATTGATAAACTCAAATAAGAACTTTGGATTAGTTAAAGTAACCTTTTCAGTTAAAGTTAAATAAACGTTTTGAGTTGTATTTGTAGTTAATTTAATCACTATTTATAAATACCATTAAATTTTATTTTGGCATAAATAAAAAAAGCCCCACTATTTGTGAGGCTCTTCTTTCCCAACGAGGGATATATATTAGGCGGCAGGTGACAATAAAGCAGCGATGATACCCGAACTTACTCCATAGATAGGCTCAGATTCTTTGCCTTCAAAATGAAGTTTTTGTCCACGGAAATCACCAAGTGCAGTACCACTTTCTTTAGAAGCAGTTAATAAATCCATACCACGACCGTATCCGAACATCCAGTATGAACCGGTTTCATCTTCTACAATCATCATTAAGGTATTTTGACTTACTAACTTAAGCTCTTGAATTAAAGCAGTTGTTAGCCCTTTTACGGTAAAGTCGATTACAGGAGTGTAAACGATAGTACCGTTTGCAAGAGTTTGAGCCATGTTATCAGTAAACATTCCCATCTCTTTATCCAATAGGTATTCTTTGAACTCTTTTGTAGTTACCATACCTAAGGTAGTTATTACACCGGAAGCAATTACGGTAGTGGTTTTGTTTACGTTAGCGTACTCTGTTATAAGTACTCGACGTATTCCACCAGCACCACCCTTACAACCTACGTAAGAATAATCAGATGTTAAAGCGCAAGGCATATTTTTTTTGTTTAAAATAAGGGGGAATTACACCCCCTTGTTATTATCCTAAATAAAGTACGTTAGCAGATTGGTGAGTAACGTGAGCAAATTCAGTGAATGCTACGTTATAACCCCAAGTTTTGCTGAAGTTAGATACAGGCATAACCTTCATCATAGTGATGTCAGAAGTTGTGTCAGTACACCAGTGAAGGTCAGAAGGCTTAGCAATTACTAAACAGTTCTCAGGAAGTGGAACAAATTTAATAACTAAACCAGCATAGTAATATTCTCCACCTTGAACGTCAAATACTTTTATAAAGTTAGTTGCAGTTAAGTTAGATAAGTTAATTAATTGCTTGTGAGATTTAGGAGCGTAGATTACAGGTTGCTCTCCGCTTGCTAAGTTAACAGCAGGGATAGCAGCGTAAGCTTTAGCGTATTCAGTAGCGATGTTAGATGAACTGATAGTAGTACCAGCAACTTTAACACGTCCACCCAATGCACCAGCGTTATAAATCATACGAGTTACAACACCATCAAATTGAGAAGCAGTTAAAGAAGCAACGTAAGTTTGCTCAGCAGCACCAACAGAAGCTTGACCAGTTCCGGGAGTTAAAGCAGCAACAGCAGTTTTAGTAGCAGTTTTAGCAGCATTCCAGAATTTAGCTTCAGCATCAGCAGAAACTTTACCAGCGATTAGGTCATCAAGAACCACACGCATAAATTCGTCGCTTACATCATTCCAAATACCTTTTTTCATGGAAGTTTTGTAACGTCCAGAAACAACAGCAGAAGGGATGAATTCATCATAATACTCAACCTTTACAGGGATGATTTGAGTATCAGTTAAAGTGATAGCACCTGAAGCTGAAGGAGAACCAGCAGTCCAAGCTTGTTGAGTTACAGTAACAGCAGCGTCACTGAAGATTGTGTCGTATTTTACGTCATCTTGGAAGGTTACTAAACCTTTATCCAAAGTGTCGTTAGAGAAATACAGCTCTTTGAAAATTTCGGGAGTAGCTTTACCACGAAATTCTACAGCGGTGTAAGATATAGCCATGATTTTTTATTTTTTATTTTTTGTTTTTGTTTCTTTATTATCGTTACTAACAAATGTATGAGCGTACTCGGGTTTTGTCATTAAGTATTCGCACATTGAATCCGTTAGCATGTCCTCAGTTATAACACCCGATTGGATACCATAAGGGAATATACCTACAACTTGTTTATTTATATACAAGCCATTTTCGTACACCTCTACGGTTACGGGTTTAACTGAATCTGAAAATTTATATTTACTCATAAACCTTTTAACAATTCGTTACGACGTTTTTGCTCAGCTAAGTGCTTTTCAAAAGAACGTAATTCACGATTTGGTTCTTGTTTAGACATTTGAATAGGAGTTTCAAGTAAACTTTGTACCGAACTCATAACAACTTTTTGCTGTTCAATAAATTCAGCGTTAAGCTTAGTTAAATCTTCAACTTGCTTTTGTAATTGGTTAACTTGACTTTCAAGCTGAGCCATTTTAGGTTCAACTGGAGCAGGCTCTTGAGCGGGTTCTTCAGAAGGTATTTCCTCTTCTTTAACAGTGATTTTAGATACTTTAGAATCCATAACTGAAACAACTGTACCATCTTCCATAGTGTAATCACCATTAGGAACAGGACCTTGATTTCCAGCTTCATCAACCATTAATAAGTTAGCACCTTCAGAAATAACGTCACCTTCGAACATGATTTTTTTACCATCACTGGTCATAGCTTCACCCAATTTAACAGGCTCCGCTACCGGCTGAGAGGTCAACTTTACGATGAACTCTTTTACCTTTTCGATTAATTGACTTTTTTCCATATATTTTTAAATACCATTAAGTTAATTTTTGGTGCTATTTAACACCTCATCAATCATTTGCTCGATTTCGTTATCGGATAAACTGTCATCTATTTTAAACTCAAATAAGCCATCAATAGACCATCCGTTTAACTTCTCTTCTTTGATTAATTGCCATACGTCTTGATTATCGACTTTGGCCCCTACGAACCATGTACCGATTGGTAGTGTTTCAAATGCTTTAACATTATCTACGGTGTGTTCGTTAGTTACAAAGGATTGATATATTTGAACTCCACTTAATTTAATTCCGTCATGGTTTAAATCAATAGAGTTTAACAAATTATCCTTTGCAAATTTAAGAGCGATTTGTTCGATAGTTTCTTTATCAAACATTAAATAAAACTCACGTCCGTTGTGATTCCTGTAAATTGGTAGGTCAGGAATTAAAGCCGGAGCGAATACTATCTGTTGCTCTTCGTTTTGTATAGCCATTTTAATAGGCTTTTCATCGTTGAATTTAACCCAATTAACCATGATGGCAGGGGATTCAACAGCGGACATGAATTTAAGTCCTTGGTTATCATCCGTTAGGATAGCTTTTACTATTGGTAGTTCTTTCATACTTTTGATTGTGTTTTTACTCGGTTAACATCTCTTTGTGTGCTTGTTATATCTGATTCTAGGACATATACTCTGGTATCTAATCTTCCAGTCGTTTGTCCTTGTTCATTTAAGAATGTACCCTGTTCAGTTCGGGTTTGTGGCATTTGTGGTGTGCCTGTTGGTGCTTGTCCGCCAGCTCCACCCATGTTAGGTGCTTCAGGTGCTTGAGGTGCGCCACCTTGAAACCTTGTCCGTTCAATGGTTGATATTTGAGCAGCAGTTGAAGCTATTGCAGCCGCTATCTGTATTGCCATTACCGTTCCGGATGGGTCTACTTTATTTGCAGGAGAAGCTAATATCGAAGTAACAGCCATAGCTCCGTTAATAACAGCGTTTGCTATTTGAAAGGCTTTATTTACTTCAAATTGTTCTTTTAAAATCTTCTCCTCTTCGGCTGAGCCTTTTTTAGCGTTATTTAATTTAGTGTTATAGAATACCGTTGATAAGTCGGTTAAACCTTTATTAACTAATGCGCTTGTAGCTAAATTGTCTTGTGTTTCTTTAAATCTACGTTCACGTTCTTTTTTAGCAAAATCTTCTCTTAATTTATCTATTGACTGTTCAGCACGCTTTTTAATTAATAGCTTTTCTCCTTCGGACTTTTCAGTTAATTGTGTTTCTCTAAATAATTTAAATTGTATTGCTTCTATTTCAGCATCTAATCGGGCCTGAGTATCTTCTTGAGTTTGTAGTATTCTTAATTCGTTATAATTAGCTTCCTCATTTAAAGCATCTTGATTGGCTTTTTTAATAGCATCTAATCTTTTTTGCTCAAGTTCCTTTTCTTTTGCTTTATTTTCTTTTCTTATTTCCTCATCCTTTTTATCAAATTCTTTATTTATTTCTTTTTGTTGTAATTTATAATCAATATCTAACTGAGCTAAAGCTTCGTTTTTTAGTTTTTTACTTGCTTTGGATTTGTTAATGTCTTCCGCTTGAGCTTCGTTCTGTATTCTTAAAGTTTCTAAAGCTCTTTTGCGTTCATCGGTAATTGAATCTAAATAATCCTTATTTTTTAAAGCCTTAGTTTTATTTATTAAATCCTGATTGGCTTGTAGTTGCTCTTGATACGCTTGTTTGTATTTATCGGTTAGTTCTTTTTGATCGTGCTGCTTCTGCATCTTCGGATTCTTTTCTATATTTAAATTCTTTAGATAAATTTTCTTGTAATCTTTGAGCTTTTTGAGCGTCGATATCAGCTTTTATATTTATTAATTGAAGTTGTAAATCCTTGAATTGTTTAGCCTCTTCATCGTTAAGTCCTTTTTTCTTTTTAGATAATTCAAGTAAATTGTTATATTGAGATTGTAAACTATCTTGAATTGTTTTTAGTTTTTCTTGTTCTAAATTATAAGTATCCTTACCTTCTGCTTTTGCTACTTTAATTCTCGCATCGTATTCCGCTGTTACTATCTTTTGTCGCTCTTGGGCATTACTTAAAAAATTCTTTGTAGCCTCTTCATCTGCATGATTAGTAAATCCAATAGCATCCGTTAATAAGTCAAATGCTTTAGAAACACCCCCTATTAAAATTTCAAATACTTTAAACTTTTCAAGTAAAGGAATAATTATACCTATTAAGAACATTAAAGGATTAGCCTTTATAGCATCGCCTATTCCTTTAAAACCTATCTTTATTTTGTCTAAATCTAAGTTCTTAAAACCTTCCCCAAGTAATCCGGTACTCGCTCCAAGCTTTTCAACTGCTGTACCTTGTACTTTTGCTGCATCCCCTAAATCTCCTAATTTATCCTTTAAGTCCGTTACCTTCTTTTGAGCATCTGCATAAGATTGTGTACCTACTTCACCTGCTTGTAATAATTCGTTGTTAGCATCCTTAATAGCCCTTTTAAGGTCTTGAATTGTTTTTATCTCACGGTCAACACCGTCGATAGTAACTGAGAAAGCTATATTTTCAGCCATTTTGAATGTCTTTTATTAATTGGTTAATCTCTTCGTTATTTTGAGTATACATAGTTAATGTAAGAATAATCCGTCGATACCATCGAGAATATTATCCATTAAGTATATATCGCTGTTATGTACCAGTTTCCGTTCCATTTTACAATTTTTACTGAATGATTTGCTGTGTTTATTTCGTATGTTGCATTCCCGTCAATAGTTCCTTCATCGGGTGTTATAATTAATTTATGTGGTGCTCCAAGTTTTTTAAATGTTATTTCATCCGTTCTGTCGTTTAAAGTTACATAGATATTTCCGTCGCTTGTATCTACTAAATAAATACTATAAATATCCTCAGTAGTATAAGCTGCTGTACCTACTAACCTTGTGTAACCTCCGATACTACCACGTAACATCGAAACACCTGAGTGCTGTACTTCTATCACTTCGTTAGTTAAACCAACTCCTGTGAAATTCTGTACATCGCTATTAACTATTACACCCGAACAATTAATTAGATTTACATTCCTTGCACCATCGGATATGTAATTATCACTACCTCCGATAACAGCACTATCCGCTCCGTAGTTATTATTACCACTACCTCCTAAATTAGTATTACCGCTTAATTGCCTTAAATTAGGCCCGTTGTCAGGGTTATATACCTCAGGAGTAAATCCGTTGTATAAAGGCATTCTAATAAGCTCTACTAAGGTAGTTTCTGAGCTTAGTGGGTCAAAGTCAACTATCTTATTAACTAAATAATAAGTGTTATTAATAAATACTTTTGACCTGAATGTGAAACTCTTTATATCTATTGCGCTTAGATTAAAATAAGCCTTTACTACTTTTGAGTTTTGGTCCGATACCATGTCGATAAAAGCTTTATGGTATAGGTTATAAAGATTGTTAGTAGTAAAAGTTCCTAAGAATGGATAATCTAAATATTTAGTTTGAAAGTTTAAATCGTAAGTAGGTGTTAATGGGTTATCAGTATGTCCGGCATAAGGATAATAACCATAAGTTGGTTGAGATGTACCATTACCAGTGAATACAGCGGTGTATAAACTTGTTGTAAATCCGTAAAGAGTCCAATCTTTAAATATAGTTCCATACCCTACTCCGCTTACATAGTTAGTGCCATTAACCCAATCATTATAGTATAACAAACGAATATTAGGTTTGAATTTACTTACCGTTCCGTTATCGAATGAATAAATATAAGGTACAGTAGCCGTGTATAAATTAGGGTATGCGTTTGGTGTAGCACTGAATCCTAATTCATTTGTCTTAGCTTGGTTTATAAAGTCATTGTCTACTTCTATTTCCTTTGTTCCGAAAGTTTCACCTAAAATCTCTTTGTCCTTAGTATTTAGGTAATCTCCATCATCTTTATATTTTAAAGTATAGGTTTTAAAGTCAAGTTCTTGCATCGGCAATACTTCAAACTTTTTACCTATATCTAATTTATCAGTCCAATCAAATACTTCATAATTAGTTCCTGATCCTGAAGCCACACCCATCATCGGATAAAAACTTTCAGTCGGGTTACTTGAATCTACAAATGGTTCTATTATATAGTTATTTTCATCATCCTTGTCAATCATAAAAACAAGGTTGAACATCTTAATAACGTCTTTTAATAAATCTAATTGCTTAACTCCAACAGGTAAGCATTTATTTATTACTACGGTCATCCCCTCGTCAATCTCTTCGGATTGGTTTTGCATTGTAAAAGAACCCGAACTTATGGATGAAGCAATACGTAACTGAACGAATAACATCAAAAGAACATTAATGTATTGCTGAGAGCCACAGAGAAGACTTCCCTCCGGGACATCTCTGTGGCGCGCACCCACAGCGCTTCCTTAACCCACGCCCATGGCCACAGGGCCTGGCGTATCCCATCTCCTCTCATCTTATTTATTCCGGTTGACCTGCCATCACCGAGTACTTGGGCACACCGGGGGAGCTGGAGACTTGGTGCGTCTCTGGTTCTCATTTCATTTTTGGTGTATTTTAATACACCTCATTTTATTTCATTCTAACAAAAACACAACCGTGAGAACTCAACCGGGCAGTAGCACCCGGGAGGTTCCCTGCACGTGCTTGAAACTGAGTGTCGGCCTCCGTCTAGCCCTTGCTACGGGGCGATGATAAAAGACGAGCGTGGGTGGCTTAGCAATACGAAACTGAACTGAATACATTTAAAAAAAAAAAAAAAAAAAA